TCAGCGATCTGCGGAAGCCGGATCTGGATGCGTTGTTCGAGTTGGTTTTCGGCCGCGCGCTCCCGGACCCTCCAGGCTACGCGCCGAGGGGATGACAACGCGGATGTTGTTGCCGGGCGGGTGATGCGCGTATGAAGCGGGTGCGCCGGGCCGGTTACAGCCAGCCCGGACGCGGAAACCGGATGCGCGGTTTCGGGGACCCTGGTGATGGGTTTACCCCGGATGCCGCTCATCCACAAACAGGATTTGAGCGATGAGTGCCACGACCCCCACGCCCGAACAATTACAACGCGCGAAATGGGATCTGATTTTGGCCGATCAGGAATACCGGCTTGAGCAGATCAAAGCCTCCCGCCAAGACCAGTACTGGAAAGCGTGGCAGGTGCTCATCCCAGCGGTAACGGCTGCCGGCGCATTGTTGGCCGCGGGCTTTACGTTCGCGAAGTTGTTCTCATGAGCCCCGCCGAGCGTGCCCGCCTCGCGCGGATACCGGGGATGCTGAGTGACTGACGAAGAAGAACGCGAACTGAAGGGCAAGCTACTGATGGCTACCATCGCGAACAAAGAAGCTGATACCGCCCTGAAGGACGAACAACGGCGGTGGGAACCCATCAAAGCCATGTCCGCCGCCTTTGGCGCCGGGCTCGCGGTGGCGTCTGGGCTCATAGCGTTGATCGCCTGGGTGCTGTTGCATTTTATCCCGGTGGTGAAGCCGTGACCACGATTGAGCGTGCCCGCCTCGCGCGGATACTGGGGATGCTGGGGAGCAACGCGTGATGTTGTGCCAGTGGTTGTCGGACACCGTTACGGGCCTGTTCCTCGCGCCGTTTTTCATCGGTGCGCTGCTGTTCGTCAGAATGCTCATCAAGGACATACTCGGCATCAAACCGCGTAAGACTTTGGCGACGCTGCGCGAGGAGGCCGAATACCGGAGTATAGTGGCATCGATTGATGCCCGGCTTAAGGCGGAGCGCGAGGAAAACGAGCGTTTATCGGGTGTCGTAGCCACGCATTAACGTATTGCGCCTACGCTCCTCATTCGCCGCCTGGATCGCCGCCGTGAGCGCGGCCGGGCTGAGGTTGGTTGCCACCCGGTTGGTCAGATAAGCCTGCCCTGGGCTGATATCAGTGAACGGAATCCGCCCACGTATCGCCGTACCAATCGCCCAGGGGGCAACGATCGGCAAGGCAGCCCCCGCCATCGCGCCCTCGGCGCCGCCCAGGTGCGCTCCCGCGCCGGCACTCAGGATCGAACTGCCTCCGAGTAGCTTGTTAATCATGATGCCTTGCGGAGAGCCACTGTCTGGCGGTTTGCGAAGCACGCTTTGTCCAGCCCGCGCCAGGTCATTCAGATCGCCATACCCCCTTCCGTAGGCGTCGGTCCCGAGTGATCGGTTAATGGCGCCACGCAACTGAAGCAGGGAAATATTACCCTCGGCCGCTCCCGCCCCCGCCCCACCCATCGCATCCTGGATCACGGCGGTGTTCGCGAAATGTCGATTAAGTTCCCGCCAACGCGCCGCGTCGGCCGGGTTCATCGACGCTTCCATCTGCTGGCGAAGCATGTCGCGAAACTGGAGCAGGTTGCCGCGTGCGGTCCCGGTCGCCCCGGTTATGGCCTCGCGCAGATCGCTCATCAAATTCTGGTAATGTGGACCGGCGATGATCGGATTACCGGCGGGATCCACCGTTATCATGTCGCGAAGCTGATCCAGTCGTGCGCCTAATTCTTGTGCCGCGTCAGTTTTCATATACCGCAGGCCTTGTCTGACCTGTCCGACCTGCTGAAGAAACCCGGTTGGTAATTGCATATTATTACTCGCCGCCAACTGGCCGATCTCGGCGCCGAGAGTGTCCCTGTGGGCGTTGAGCACGTCGGTCGTCAACGTGTCGGTATCGAGTCCCGCCCGGCGCGCGACAGCGCGGTTAACCTCCGCCTGCTGTCTCGCCACGTCAGCGGCGACACCGCCCGCTGATCCCGGTGTCTGGCCGAGCACCTGCTCCGTCTTTATCAGTGGTTTGCTGCCAGTCCGTTCACCGGCGGTCAGCGGCACGCCCTCGGTGTCGAGCATCTCAACGAGACGTCGCCGCTCGGGTGTCGTCACCGTGCGAACGGGCGTAACCGCTCTACTGGTTGCCGCGCTGCCCACGTAATTGCCAGTCAGTTCGGCACCGGGCGCTGCCCAGTCCGGCACGACACGACTGGCTGCGTCCCCGGCCAGCGCGCCTCCGGCCGCGACCAGGGAGGTCCCTGGTCCTCCGGCGATACCGCCTCCGGTTGCCGCGCCGGACACCTTCCGGACGATTTGTTCAGTTGGTGTGTTGGCCTGAATGTCGGCCATCTTCGGGCCGGGAATGGCCTGATCGGCCGCGTTGACCACGCGCGAGGCCAGTGGCCTCTGGGCCGGATCGACAGGCGTTTGCCCGTAGAGGTCGGCGCGTTGCTCCGGTGACATGGGGGGATACAGGCCGGTGAGATGCGCCCCCGCGTCGTAGACCGTGCCACCCACGCGCGCGATAGCGGGGCCAATCACGTTGCCGAACGGATCTATGACCATGTCGAGCAATCCCGTGGCGCCCTCAGTCGCTCCGGCGGCGACGTTCCGAGCCACGTTGCGCGCTGTCGTTGGTGGCGGAACGGGGTCTCCTTTCGCGGTCACAACAGGAGCGTTTGCCCACGGGGCGGTGCTGGTTGGGGTATCCGCGGCGACACCCGATCCCGGTGCCGGGACGATAATAGGGCTGCTATCCCACGCATTCGCCATCAGGGTTTCTTCCGAATATGCCCTTCCGGGTCTTTGAAGACCGCCCCGGATGGCAGTTTATTGAAATCTTCATCGGACTTCACGACAGGTGGCTCGGCGTCATCCTGAGACCGGGCGAAGCGTGTCACCACGCGCCCTGGCTCCAACCCATTATCACGAGCCAGTTTCTCATATTGATCAGCTATCGTGTTGTGCGAACGTAACTGATTATTATAGAGGTTCTTACCCTCTCTGATGAACGACTCTCGCAGCGATTCCGGCATACGAGCACCACTCAGCACGCGCTCGACCGCGCCCTGCACGCGCTGACCAAAACTTCCACTCGCGGCCGCCGCCGCGAATTCGCTCTCTCGGACGACGCTGGTTGGATCAAGCAGCCTGACATAATTGTAGAGCATCGACATATCGCCCGCGCCATCATTGGCTTTCGCCGCGCTTCGGATGTTCTCGAAGGAGGTTTGCACGATCCTGAAGTCGCCGGTGAGTTTCTGGAACTCATCGCGCAGCTTGTTTTCCTGATTGAACGTCCGTTCCGTCTGCTTACCGACCTCCGGGTCTGTAAGCCCCGCTACCAGGTAAGCGGTCTTGCCGTCCTCGCTCAACCGCCATCCGGGCGGAAGGTTACGGTCCTTCGCGGCTTGCTCCGCGCGCTTGTCGGCTTCCGAGTTGCGCCGGGCGGTCTCCGCATCCTGTCGGCGTTGATAATCGGTTTGTTCGGCTTTTTGCTGTTGCTCCTGGTAGTATTTCTGCCGCTCGAATTGCGCTGCCGCGTCCAGCGCGGCCTGTGTCGCGGCCTGCTGGCGGCCCGACAGGTTGGCCTGCCGCCACTGCTCGACGTGCGCGGCGACATCGGCGACCGGGGCGCCGGACTGCACCATCGATGCGGCCAGCCTGACCTGACCGGCGGTCAACCCGGAGGGCAACACCGGCTCCAGCGGGATGGTCCGGGACGGTGCCGACGGTGGTTGGAGCGGCGGCGGACGGGTCAACGGAGCGGGTGGCTGGGTAGCGGCGGGTTGGGTCGCGGGGGCCTGGGTCGTCACCGGAGGCGGCGCCAGCGGATTGCCCGGCCCTCTGATCGTGATCCCCGGCAACCCCGTCTGATACAGCGTATTCGGCGCCTCGACCGGCGCCATCGTGACCTGTCCCGCGCCGGGGCCGGCGGTATCAGTCCCACCCAGACGCAGCGCCACGCGACTCGGTTCGACAGCGGGCGTTGTCGTTTCCCCTTGGCCGACGATCGCCTGTAGCGCCGCATGGCCGGGATATTCCGGTGGCGCGTTCATCGCCAGACCTTGCGCCTGGAGGGCCTTGACCGTTGGCCCATACGCCACCGCCGCGTCGGCTTCAGGCATGGCAAGCAGCGCGACCGAAGCCTTCTTCACCGCCTCCATACTGGCGGGGTCGGCCTGCCCCGTGACGGTCGGCGCTCTCGGCACTGGCACCAGAGGGGCGAACCCAGGCGGTGCTCCCGCTGGCGGTGCGCCCGCGACCCTTGGCCCCGCGTTGGGATTGAACGGTGGCGGCGGCGCTGTCGTGACACGAGGGCCGGCGGTGCCGGGGGCGAACGTAAGTGACGGCGTGCCGGCCAGAGCGCCCACCGTCTGATTGGTATCCAGGGGACCGAACCGCGACCGCAGCAGTGTCTGCGTGCGCGGCCCGAACCGGCTTAACGGAATGACCGACGCGACCTGCGCCTGGACCTCACGCGGGGCCGACATGGCGGTCGGAAACTGGTTGACGTCCACGCCGGCCTGTTTCGCGAAGTCCCGCCACGTCGCCGTCTGTATCTGAAAGTGTCCCTGGCTGATCTCCGTTGGGTTGCCGCCCTGTGCCAGCGTCAGTCCCCGGCTGTCCTTATCGACGCCGCTGACGATGTTCTTGTCGCCGCTCTCGATGGCGGCCAACGCGTCCAGGAATGAACCGCCTCCGGCGCCCGCGCCGCCCGCTCCGGTCGTGCCGTCGCCGCCAGTGAGGGAGCGGATCAGCGCATCGCCACCCGACTGCTGAAGATCCAGCTTCCGCTGCTCAAGGCCCAGCCGTTGCCGGTTGATGTCGAGGGTGCCTAGCTTGGATTGGGCATCAACGTGCGCGAGCATCGGCGCCAGCAACTCGTTGGTGGACAGGAAAGGATCGGTGACCTGGGCGGAGGAAAAGGTTGGCATCGTGCGCTACCTCATATCTGATATTGAGAACCCCCAGGCAAAAAGGCGCTATCTGGCTGCTGTGACCATGTGTTAGGAGCGCGGGATTGCCCCGTGGGATCGAGAGAGGCATAGGCCGGGCCATCGGTGGTGCCACTCGCCCAACTCCGAAACTGCGGGTCGTTAAACAGGGTGTTCGTGGCGCTGCCGACCCCCTTCCCGACATTCCCGTAAATACTGGCATATTGAGCGCCAGAACTAACATCCGTTCCGGCGATACCCTGGCCTGTCTGAATCGCGTTCGCACCGGTCTTCGCCGCCGCGTTCTCGCCTAAATTAGCCAGTGAAAAAAGTCTGTTATAGTAGTCACCGAACTCCTTATCCGCGAGCCCGGTGCCGAACGTCTGCTCCGCTTTCAGTGTCGCGCCGGAGCGTAGCAGTCCCTGCGCCGCCGCGCCCGCGTCAACCGCTCGCAATCCCTGGTCGAGTGACCACGCATAGCCGGGCGATGTCTTGAAATTGCCCATCGCGGTGTTCGCGGCATCCGGCCCGTTCAACCCGAGCAGATCGGATGATGCCGTAAGTCCGGCCTGACCGGCGGTATTGTAGGGCGCGAGGTCGGCGCGAGCGCGTTCCTCGGCCGCCCGCTGTGCGGCGTTGGCGGACGATTGGGCGCTCTTCGTGGCCTCGCCTTGCAGGTAAGATGATGCGATGCCACCGACAGCGGTGACGCCCGCCGCAGCCACAGCCCACGGCACTTTAGTTGAACCTTTTCAAGAAGTTAGCCATGATTCAATCCTCCAGAACGAGGTTATGATGTTCGGCGATCGGCGGTTCACCATCCGGGTCGGCGTGGTCGGCGTTGTGGATACAAGCCAGCGTAACGTCCGGCTCGAGCGTGTGGAACTCGTGCATCATGCGCGCCGGGATTTTGATTGTCGCGGGCGCGCTGAAGTCTCCCACCAGATCCTCGCCGCACCACACCCGCACTGAGCCACGCAACAGCGCCGTCAGATGTGGAAATTTGTGTGCATGCTGCGGGATGACCGTCCCGGCGTCGGCGACCGACCAGACGCGATAATAGATCCCGCCATAGATCACGCTGCTGACCGTCACCGGTTGGTTGATCGCGCGTTTCATTCCGCCCTCATGCTCACGATTACCGTGATTCTGTCCGTCTCTCCGTTATTGACCGTCGCGTGATTTTTAAGATTATCAAAAATCCAACAATCTCCGGCACCCATCACTACCCGTTCGTCCTCGCATGTGCTGTAGCAGGCTGGATTGGTAGCGAGTGGCAGATACGCTTTTGTCGTGAAGAATTCTGGATGCCAGCGTCCTCGATCGTCATGTGGCTTTACCTGCTGTCCACCTGGGACGCGGGTTATAAGAATTCCCCCCAGTTGCACCGCCTCGCACCGCGACATCAGGCCAAACACGATCGGGCGAAGATGCGGCAACGCGTGCCACGCCGGGTAGAAAACCGGGATAAAAGGCTCGCGATACGCCTCCGGTGTCGTCAGATCCTCACGCGCTCTGAACCGCACCCAGATGTCGTCCGTGCCTTCAAACGACCCCTTTCCGCCCGTGCGCGCCGTGTTGGAATTCCACAGTTCAGGCTGACGATATAGGTCGAGCAACAGCGGCAATACTTCCACACCTGATGCGATCTTGATGAAATTACGCATGGCTGGTCTTTGACGTCTTTCCTGCCCTCCATCCGGTATCATTCTTCCGAGTGTAGGCGTCTTCCACCGACCATCCTTCGGCAATCCGGCGACATATTGTCGTGTAGTGAACGCCAGCATTGGCTGCCCACTCCAGCAATGTCTTTCCGACGCCGTTTATCGTGATTATCTTGCGAGTGAGCGGAATTCGGCGCTCCGATAGAAATTTCGACGCGTCCACTTTCCCCGTATCCGCGCGCAATCGGAGGGTACCGTATTTGATGTTAGACTCCTCCGCCCACTGCGCGATGGTCTTTTTCTGCCCGTCGATTTCAACGACCCGACTTGAACGGCGATTTCTGGCCTGAGCCTTGCGATCCACCCATGCGCAGTTATCCGGTGAATAACCCCTGGAATTGTCCAGGCGCTCAAGGGTTAATTCTGGGTCGTAACCGCTGGCTATGGCCCAGTCGCAAAACGCTTCGGCGGTGTTCCATTCAACCGCGAGAGTTATGCCTCTCCCCCCATAATTAGCATAGGCGGGGTTCCTTGGGTTCCGACATCTGGCCCGCATGGAGAAATAAGCGTTGTAGAGTTTTGGGTGGGTTATCGAGGAGCCATGGGTTGAGGCAACACCTCGATCGCTTCTGACTTTTCGCATGCAAAACCATAGCGCATATCGGACTAATCGACCAGAAGCGAGTTGCACGAACCGGGTCATCGCTGACGCCTCGCCCACAACATGCCCGTAGCCGACACGCCCCCGCTCGTGAACCCGCATTGCGCCACGAGGTAAACCGTCGTGTCCGTGCTGACATTGATCCGCTGATCGCCGCCCGTGCCGAGGCGCAACTGATTGGCGGCGGCCGACCCCGCGACCCTCGCGGATATCACGTTGAGCGTGGCTGAGACCGTACTGCAACTCGCCGCCGCGAACGTCACCGCCCCGGTCGGATTGATGATCACATTGCCCGCCACATCCCAGTCGCCCGGCGTCAGATCCAGGCTACAGATGTTCTGGACCGAGCCGTTGCTCAGCCCCACGGAGGCGCCGCTGGGCGTGACCAGATACTCGCCAATGTCCCCGGCCACCGCGTCAGAGCCGTCCGTTACCCCGGCGTGCTTCGTGGCGGCAACCGCCATCGCGTTGACCTGATCCGACAGGCTCTGGTGGTATTCCGTCCACGCCTGCGAGTGCTGCTGGCCCGAGGGGTAGTCGGCGATCGGCGCGTCATGGAACGGCGGATCGACGCGTTTTGGTGCCGTCGCCATCACGAGGCCCCCGGCGCGATGTCGGCGCTGACAGCGTAGAGGCGAGTCAGTCCATGAACCGTCAGCCGAAAACTCCGCTCACGGAACGATCCAAGCCGTGTCGTGAACACGCGATGGCGGAATGTCCCCGGCGCCCCCGCCGACATGATCCGAGGCGTCGTCCACGTTCGCGCGCCGTCGTTCGACCAATCCAGGCTCACCGGCCCCGGCGTCTCGGCCGAGCCTACTTCCATCTCGATCTCCACACGCGCGCAGAACGCCCGAGCGCCGCGAACGCTGCTGACGGTAATCGGCGGCAACGTCGCCTGCCTGATCACGGTGACGCCCGCGTCAACCGGCCACATCGCCAGGGTGTAAATCTGCCCGGTTGAACGACCCCCGAACAAATGCAGCGCGTTATTGTCGGTCGCGGCGACCCATGCCGCCCACGGGGCGTGTCCGTCCGTGCTGGTCGAACGCTCGTGCCACTTCTCGGTCGTGGCGTCGTAGACCAATGTCCGGTCATCCAGGGTCGTCAGGCAGTAGAACCAGTGACCCCGGAACGCGTGTGTCATCGCGTCCAGACCAACCGCGTTGCCGCTGATAATGGCCTCGATGGCGTGCGTCGAAACCCGCTTCGGCGCGTAGCCGTTTGATCGGTAGACGATACCATCCAGCCCCATCCACCACACCGAGCCGTCCATGCGGCAGACCGACATCGGCGAGCCGGTGCCGATATTGATCACCCCGCCGGACATGCGGCGGAATGGGAAAAACGAGATCCCCGGCGTGGTCTCCAACCCACTCGACCCAGCGTCGTACCAAACCTCGAAGCCGCTCTCGCCCACCGTCCAGACCTGCCCGCGATGCGCGATCACCCGACGTATGGCGTTTGGCATGGCGTCGGAAAACACGAAGTCCAGCGCGTCGAAGCTCAGTGGATCAAGCAGACGGGAAATGAACCACTGCGACGTGTCGCCGAGCGAGGAAAACACGAAATAGCCGTCCACGTAACAAACCGACGAGGCGCCGGGGAAGTCGGGGTCGGTGATCAGGTTCAACGCATCGCCGGGCAGATGGCCGCAGGTATAGGCACGCGGCGCCACGCAGATCACGGCGGCGATCGGCCCCGCCGCGATGGTGACGAAGCTGTTCCAGGGCGATGTTCCGGCGTCCGCCGTGCCGACATCAAGCAGGATCTCGATCGTTGGCGTGCCGTCCGCCGCGAACCGCAGGCGGTAGGCCTTCGTCCCGGCTACGAGATAGATCACGCCCGGCGCGTCGTCGTTCATCGCCAGGATCGGGTCCGCCCCGACACTGAGATAGGGCAGCAACGCTGGCGTGGAGACCAGTGGCGTCTCAGTCCTCGCGTCGGCGGGCGCCTGCTCGACCATTAAATTCAAAAGGGTCTTATGCACCAGTGGCAGCGATGGGTGCTCGTATGTCTCCGTGGGAAACGGTATCCGCCGCATCCCGGTTTTGGGCTTCAGAGCCTCAGAAAGCGTGGCTAAAGTGTCAGACATATGGCATTAATCCCGATGCGGCCGGCGGGACCTCATTGAAGCAGCGCGTCCTGTAGTTGGGTGAGTGTGTCAGCATTTCACCATTTCCCGGCGGCCGCATGCGCGGTGAGCGTGTCGGACATCGCTTCAGGTCACCAGGTTGTTGAAAACGAGTTTATTTGTCCCCGTCGCGGTGTCACTCAACGGTGAACCGGTATTGCCATACAGGCTGCAATTCGTAATCACGTAATGATCGAGACCCCCGGCGGTCAGGATGCCGGCACCCGCGTTGCCCCCTCTGCCCCCATAGTTGCCGGCGCGAAACCCGTTGAAGGTAATCCCGTTGACCGGCGTTCCGTCCACGTGCGCGCCGTTGCTGGAGTTGGCCTCGGAACGGCCGCCGATGATGTTGATCCCGCTCACCCCGGCGCCCGCGCCGGTGATCCGGACACCCGAGCCGCCGGCATTGGCGCAGAACTGGCAACCGGTGACTTCCATTCCGTTGACGGTTCCGGACGGCGCGGCCGGCTGGATGACCAGGCCGTGCCCGGCGGACAGACCAAACCACGTATTCGAGATCAGGGTGTCGAACACCCCGCCGCCGGGGATGAACATCGCCGCCGACGACCCCTTCGCGCTGTCGAACAGGCAATTCGTGATGGTCAGGGCGAATGTGTTGTTGCTGGCGGGTGGCCCAACCAGAAACGGCCCGTGGAACGTCGCGTTGATATTGGACAACAGCAGCGTGTCGCCGTTCCTGACGATGATGCACGCATTCGGTTGCGTGCCGGTCATGGGGCCAGCCAGCACCATGTTCGTGACCATGCAACCGCCGAAATTGTCGATGACGATACCGGCGCCGCCCGCCAATGGACTGAACATACTTCCATCGCTGACGGTCGCGCCAACGGCGAGAACGCTGGCCGAAACACCCTGGATAACGATTCCGTTGAAGTAGTTCTGCAACGTGAAGTCGCGAACCGACCCCGCGTTGCCTTGCATCTCTATCATGGCGCCGGTTTGGGTGCCGAGCCCGGTGATCTGAAGGTTGGATATTCCGCACGATGTGTTCAGCAGAATATTGGGATTGGCGTTACATGCCATGGTCAGCGTTGACGCCGCCCGGCCCGCGCCGCGCAAGGACACCCCCGTCGGCAATGTAATCGGCCCGGAGCTGAGATAGTTTCCGGGCGGGATCGAGATCGTGCCGCCGAATGGCAATGCCGCGATAGCTGCGTTGATCGCGGCGAGGTTGTCCGTCGTGGCGTCGCCGACGCCGCCGTATTGAACGATCGACACGGCGCCGAGCGATGTCATGACATAATCGCGCACCGCCGGCAGACGGAAGCGGCCGGACCCCGCTCGCTCCCCCACCAGGGAAGAGGAACTCGTGGCGGCGCCCAGGTCGGGCATGTCGGCGATGCGGACGCCGGGGAATGTTCCTGTTGTCACGCTCATGGCGTCGGTGCTCCGGCGAGGAAGATGGCCTCCTCATTCGGGTTGGTAAGCGTCGCCGGGTGCGGATCGGTCAGCATGATCAGCGGGGCGATCGAGCGCGAGACCATCGGGCGGACATGCAGGTGCCCCTCCGCCAGCAACTCGACATCGCCGCCGCCATCCGTGTCGAACAGGATTGCCCAACGGCAGCGGCGCGGCCAGGCGGTCATGGTGCCGGCGGGGACGACGATGCGGAACGTGCCGCTGGCGGCGGTATAGACCGTCCCCAGGCCGGTCCAGAGCGTCGTGGCGGGCCCGGCGATACCACCGCCATACCAGCAACCCCACCCGTAATCCCAGCCGCCGAAATACGGTCGGCAGCCCCGGCTGTCGGCCCAGACAAACATCGAGACCGCCGGGCCGCCGAGACCGCCGGACAGTTCGATCGGCGACGCATCGGGACTGTCACGCTCCACGACAGAGATCAGCAGCGAGAGGCTGTCCGTGCCGCCGAGGACGAGATCGCGGATCGGCACGCGGATGGGTGAGGCGCGGTCGAGTGGCAGCGTGATGGCGATGGCGGTCATTTCGGCGCCTCCAGACACTTATCGAGGATCTTGGTCAGCATCGTATTGCGCGCCTCGGTATTGTGAGAAAACGAGTAGGTCGCGACCCCAAGAAAACAGATGTTCAGGACGATGAGCACCACGAACCCCGCCGGGAGAGCTTTGATAAGGCGCTCCGGTACCGTCGCGAGGATATGCGTGGGCGAACGTCCGTTGTCATTGGCGTGCTCGCTCACTCCGCGCTCCGTGGCTGTTGACCACGAAGTTTTCCTTTTCCGTTCCGCGCGACCAGCACCAGCCTCGCCAGGATTTCTGGCATGTTCCGTTCCATATATCGATAAAGATCGTATGCTTCCTGGCGGCGCTCAGTCGATGTGTGGTCGCGCCTGATGACGTGACAGCGTTTCGAGCAGTACTTCTTGTTGGGCACGTATTTCCCGTCGAACGTGATCTCGGCATTGCAAACAGCGCAGCGACGCGCGTGATCCAGCGTCAGTGGTTGTTCACCACGAGGGTTCAGGTTAGCGGATGTTTTGGCTAAGTACATTATGCTAACACCATGATACGGTTCTGCGCCACGATATCGCTGATCGAAGCGACACTGGCCCAGTGCTCGAGCACGACACTCGTGGCGAGCGCCTGCACGGTCGTGGTCGGTACGGAAGCCCAGTGCTCAAGGACCACGCTCGTGATCTGCGCGTCGGGGTTCGTCGCGAACCATTGTTCCAGAATAACCTGAGTTGCTCTGGTGTCCGTCACGTGACTGTCCTCGGACCCACTTGAGCATTGTTTACACCAGCCGCTGTCCAGGCCACCGATGTGTTAGGATCGACGGTATCCGTCCGCCAGGCCCACAGCCAGCCACTGCTACTGAGCGTCATCGTCGGTGATGCGACCGTCGTTCCGCCGCTCTTGAGTTGCACCGCCGCCGTGCGCGATCCCGCGTCACTCTTTTGCATGAGGGCGCGCGTCGTTACCGCGATGGTGCTAACCGGTGTCGAGGCGATGGCGCCGATACCGTAGAAATCCGCGTCACCGGGTGTGCTGTCGTAGACGTAGGATGTGGCGGCGTCCTGCTGCGCCTCACTCACAGCCTGCCAGTTGGCGGGCGTGGCGGTATAGGTCCATGACTTTTGCCCGGCGAACGCGGGCATGGTCGTGACCGGATTGGTCTGCGGAAATACCGCGTAGGCCGTGTTCGATACCGCGCCGTTCGCGGCGTTGCTGTTGGTGGATGAAAACGCGGAGGTGGTGGTCCCGTCACACGACGCGCCAACCCAGTATTGCGTGCCCTTCACCACGGTGACGCCCGTGAACGTGAACGCATGGCTACCAACCACGACAGGTGTGACAGGTGCCGTGGCGGACGCCAACAAAGCCCCAGGCCTGCCGGTCCCGTCATCCGCGAAGATCGCGCATTTCATGTTGACGGCGTTACCAACCGTGGCGACGCTTACACTGACGCCGTTGACGACGCCACTGTAACCGGCGGTAAACGCCGTGTAGTTGGCGATGGAAATCATGTTTTGCGAGCCGTTGAATGTTCCGGTCGCCGTCTGCGTCAGCACGCCGGTCGAGGTCCGCGCGAACTGCACCGACGCATCGCTCGCGGGCATTCTGGTATAGCAACGAATGTCGCCCATCCAGGCGACGGCGGACGCATCGCTGCGCCAGAACAGGTCGTCGAGCGCCTGTAAGTTAACAGCGGCCTGTTGAGCGATCTGTATCTTATTCGCATATGCGTTGGCGGAGTTTTGGGTATCACGTATGGCGGTGCTGTCGTAATCATCAGCCGGATTGCCATTCTTGCGAACACGGAACCGTCCAACCGTATTGCTGATTATCACTTCAAACTCGAACGCATACCATGTGTTGATCACCGGGAACGCGCCTGTGTAGGTGTCGAGCACGGTTCCCGCCGGACCACCAGATGTAAGCAAAATAGCGCCGTCTGAACGAAACACGATGGAACACTGAGCCGTGGCGCCATCCAGCAACTGCACATAGGTTCCAAGAGTTGACCCGGTGATGGTCGCTGATTGCAGAAAAGCGACAGCGATATGATGCACGGCGTCGTTCACGCCGCTGGTCTTGATCATCGTGCTGTTGCCGGTGCCCTGCCACCGGAACGACTGACTACCGGCGAAGCGACCCGCCCCGATGATGACGCTCGTATTGGTGCTGCTGTCCCAATACCCATTAACGGCATCGGCTGGCGCCGCGTAGCAATCGAACGAGTCCCCCCAGGCCCATGCGCACATGCCTAAATCCTCGCACAGAGTAGGGTGATGCCGATGTCGGACAGACTGGCGTCCTGACTAACCGGAGCCACACATTGCAATACGTCACCCGCCGCCATCGTCGCGCCACTACCAGCGAGTGTCGCGCTGGTGTTGCTCGCTGATGTCACCGTAACAGTGCCGATGGCGGTGATGGTCGTGCCGCCCGTGATCCGGTTGATGATGAAGCCCGCGTTGCTTGTCGCTTTGACGCTGTCATACACGGTGCATCCAGCGAGTGACGCGGGGACAACCAACGCCATTGCCATCGGTGCGTTAACGATTGCACCCGTGGCGGGTTTGGATGCGAACGCGAACGTGATTGGCACCTGTTGAACCTCTACCGGCAACTGCGCGTAGGTAAGCGCGGGCAACCGCGCCGCGTTGAGCGTGCCCGTGCTGATGTTGGCCGCGTTCGTCGTGTCGGTCGTGGCTGACGCCGCGAAACCAACACCGTTTGTCTTCAGCACGGATGGATTGGGATAAGTTCCGCCGAGATCACCGCCCGCTGGACCAACAGGACCACCAGCACTCGCACTGACAATGCTTGTCCACTTGGTGCCATCCCAACGCCACGACACGCCAGCGGCGTTGAAGATGTCGCCCGTTACGGGACCGTTGGGGAAATCAAGCGGCATCGTCATGCCTCCTTCATCGATACGGCACGCGGCACCATCGACTGTGGATCGTCCGCCACGGCGTGGTTGGCGCACTGCTGCTGTATCGACGCGATGAGCGGCGCGACAACGGCGTAGGGAACCGGTGCCTGCGCGATGACACGCAGCACGGTTTCCCAGGTTTGCGCGTCGAGGATGACGGGGATGCGGTCTGTGGGGTTCATGCTATGCGACCCGGATCATGACGGCACTGCCGTTGCGATAGAGTTGCCCAACTCCGATACCGCCCGCCGCCGCCGCCGCATCGTTCGCATATGTCGTACTGGCCTGTAACGCGGAGAGTGCGATCCGTCCCGTAAGACGACTGATCGCGAGCGGCGTGAACAGTGTCGGCGATCCGGCGTCGGCCTGTGCCCACAGCACCAGATCATCGACGGTATCGACGGTCAGTATCCAGCGATCCACGCCAGCATTCTGCCAGTGTAGTGCGCGATAATTACCGCCAGCGGAGTTTATGAACATATTGGTGCCGCCCGCGCCGTTCCATCCACAGGTGAACCCGTTAATCGCAGCAACAGCTCCGGTCAGTGTCGATGCGCCAGTGACGGCCAAAGTCCCATCAAAACTGGCTGTTCCACTGCTAATGTTTACATGCGCCAGATTAAGTGCGTTTGTCCCCGTGCCGTTACCATAAATCACGCACGTCGCATCGCTACCGGGGCCGAGGAGCGGACTGCTGCTGGCGTAAGCGGTGTTGCCCACGAGGCTTCCACCCACGCACTGGTTCTGGAAGACGCCGTGAGTAGCGTCCGCATACCAGTTGAACGCGATGTTATGTTCGATCCTGACATTAGTGCCGGGACCATAGGCGGCGATGGCGGCATAGGTTCCGTTATTGGTATCCAGATAATTATGATGGACGTATGCATTGCTGACGGTGCCGCCGAGCAGGATGCCGAATGACCCGCTGGTGGGGCCGCAGCGGATATGGTTCTCCGCGATGACTACCTTGCTGTCGGAACCTCCGGTTGTGTGGCCATTGATTGAAATGGCCTGAGCATCGTTCACGTTGCAATAGACTATGTTGCCCAGACAAATAAAGCCTGTCGTGGTCGCCGCGCTGTTGTCGCTGTTCATGCCGGTGAAGTTTATGCACGACATACCCCCGTGTGCATCCACGTTCGACGTAGACCCATAGCAATCAATAACACGACAATCGGTTGATCCGCCCCAATGGTCATAACAACAGTTGGCGACATTGGTCGCGCGACAGCCTTGCGTCAGTGTATCGGTGCAACCGACAAACGCGGTCTGGTTGCTACCACCGTCCGAGTTGACGTTAAGCACCTGTATGTGCGTGCAGGCATTGAACGACAGGATGTGCGATGCCGCGCCACCGCCGAAGTTGGAGTAACCGATAGGAAAGACGAACCGTAATCCGTCAACCGTGATGTTGCTTTGCCCGGTCGCGTAGAACGCCTGAACGATGGCACCACCCGGCCAACTCGCCTTGGGCGCGGCGGTAATCGTCGCACCAGGGCCGAAGACCACGGTATTCGATTTCAGCGTGGTTGGGGCTGCGATCAGATAGTTGCCTTTGGGGAAGTATAGTGTAGCACCCGTGGTTGGGACCGCGTTCGCCGCCGCCTGGATCGCGACGGCGTCATTGGCCGTGCCGTTACCGAGTGCACCATAGTCGCGCACATTGATAACTTCAGCCGCTCGATCCTGCGCCGAACGCGCCACCGTTCCACCGGTCGCCGTGTAGTTGAGCGGACCTTGCATCGTCCCGCCCGTGAGCGGCAGGAAACTGCCCTCAAGCGTGCTCGCGTCGATGCTGTTCGCGGAGACCCATTGTACGGACGAACCGTCATCGTATTGGACGAAGAGTTGGCCGGAGTTTGAATCCCACCATAGTGGGCTTGGTACATTGCCCGGTGGCGTCGCCCCCACGAGCGCGCCTTCTCCGTCCTTCCCCGGCTCGCCTTGGGGTCCGGGCGGCCCGATCCAGCGTAACGGATCGGGCGGGCCCTCTGACGTTACATAATCGGAATATTTGAGACGATACGCCATCAGAAGTATTCTCCAACGACCCGCTCGCCGCTGGTCGGCAGCGCGACATACCGATAAATCGCGATCATTGCTTTAATCGCGTCGGCGGGATCTGTTTTGAGGCCAAACAAGGGTGCGAGGCTATCAGCTGCCAAAACAGTGTATGAATTTCCGACGGCTTCTGGAATGTCTTGGCTGGACCATCGCGCGATGCCGCGCATCGCCAGGTCGTCATGCACCGCCTGCACCGCCTGGTTGGCGTTATCGTCGGCGCTTATGACCATCGCGCCCTTGCGAACGCGCGCCTCGAGCAGCGCCACGGAGGCGGGATCTACCGCCTTACCGAAGCTCGACGCCATCTGCGCCGCCGCCAGTTTGGTAAATTCCTCGACGAATGCACGCGGCACGGCGGCGCCGTCCCACCACACCACGCCCTGGGCATCGAGCGCGGCGTGCACACTCGCCACCTTATCCAACGCCAACGCCTGATCGGACGGCAGCGGCGTTTCGTCCGAGGCGATGACGCCCAACTCGACCAACGCCATCGTCGCGATGGTGGCGACCGGGATCATCTCGGTCAGCGTCGGTGAGTCATCCAGCGGAACGACCCGAACACCGAGAAGCCTGAGCGCCTGCTGACCGAGGGTTGAGACGGAGACGGTCATCAGATCGCCCCCCGCTGCCGCATGAGCCGCACCCACTGTTGGTATCGTGGATCATTCGGGTTCGGCGCGACCTGGGTCGCGTTTATCGGCAACCAGCCAGAAACCGGATGACCGGGCGCCTGGTTCAGATTGCCGATGAGAACATCTTCCATGCCCCGATCGATGTCCGGAGCGGGCGGACGGAGCGCGTCCATGGACATATCCACGTCGGCATTGCCCCGTTGTAGCCTGTCGAGGCGACCAACCCAGGTATCAGGCGGACGTGGGGCGGGGTTCGCCATCGCGTACCCCGCCATCAGCCGATTCGTCGGCCCCAGCATTCTACTTACTGCGTGAGCGAGACGCCGCACCCGGATCGGTGATCGTCAGAGCCACCGAGGGCGGCGCGGCGGTCGAGCCCGAGGCGTTGGTGGCCGTGACAATGCACGTCGCCGCCTTACCCGCGTCCGCCGCCGTGACGGTATGGGTCGCGGAGTCAGTGCCCACCACCGCCCCGTCCACCGTCCACTGGTAGCCGTAGCTCGTCGGCTCGCCCGACCAGGTCCCTTGTGTGCAGGTCAGTGTGTCGCCCGCCTGGGTCACGGCGGGGACGGCGGTATTGACCGGGGCGGTCCCGCCTCCGCCACCTCCGCCACCTCCGCCCGTTTGGTCGCCCGTGATGATGCCCGCCGCGAGGCTGCTGATGCGCGTGGCGCGGCCCTTGGGTGCCCCCGCCGCCTCGGCCGCCCGAACAGCGCCCGCCGGATCAGGCGCCGTGGGAGGCCCGGAGGGCGCGTTCGGATCGAGGCCCAACGCCACCATGTGCGCATCATAAGCGGCCTTGTTCTCCGCCTCCGTCACGCCCGCGCCGCCCCGCGCGCCGAGCGAGCCGGCGCCGTTGTAGTCGAGGATGACCTGCGCCCCGACCGAGCCGGCCGCCATGGCCGCCATCTCCTCGGCCGTGCGCGGCGCCACCGCCACCGCGACGGGTGCCGGAGCGACGGCCCCGGTGACGGTATTCGAGCGGCCCGCGTGATCGATCGTCTCCGTGTCGCCGTGTTCCGTGGGTTTCGTTGCCATGGTGATACTCCTTATGCATCCGGCTCCGCGGCCGTCCATACCGTTACGATACCAGCGTCGACCGGTTTCGTTGTGTCAACGGTCGGGTCGGTGCCAAATCTTAGCTTACCGATGCCGCGCATCTCCTGGATGCCAACCCCATGCATGTAGTTGTAGTCACGTGTGTTCGTCGTTGACTTCATCCGTTGCGCCCAGGCAACGCCCAACGCCTGCGCGCCGCACAGGAACGACGCGGCGGTGTCCACCGTACCGCCAGCGCCCACATCGGGGACAACCGGTAGTTCCGGTACTTCACGGATGATCACGCCATTGTACATGATGTCCCCGGCCGTGAAGAGCGGATTATCGCGGCCACGATCCCACGCGTATTGCAACGCGTTGATGATCACCGGGTCCTGCATCAGGTCGCGGAATGGCAGGCTCGGCACGAACATCACGAACCATTCCTCGTCATCGTTGACCGAGATGGGCCGGATGCGCGGGGAGGCGGTGCGGGCGATGCGCTTGGCCAGTGTCACGACGGCGGCGGTCAGCTTGTCGGCGGTGTTATCGATCGTGGTCAGGGCCGTCGCGAAGACGCCGGATACCGCGTTCACCTTGCTGTTGCCGAAAAGGACACGATCGGCGTTATTGACCAGCCAGGTATTACGCTGGCCGGCGGTCGCGGCGGTGTACGACACCTGGACGTTGCCGTCAGCTGTTATCGCCCCGAGGCTGGTGATGATGTCGTTCCGCATCTTCTCCAGCTCCCAGACCATCAGGGCTTCCCTGGCGGCCTCGCGGAGATCGATCACGCTCTTCTGTTCGTCCCAGTCCGACACCGCCACGGCATGGCGGAACGCGGACACGACGAGGTTCAGGGACCGGGCGTTGAGTATTTCCTCATTGCCCTCCAATACGGTGTTTCCGGTTACGCCGGCGCCCACGAGGCGACGGACGGTCGGGAACACCACGGTATCCCCGGCCTTGCGGGTCAGATCCTCGCGGACCTGGATCATCGACCCCATCTGGGTGCCCATGTACCTGGCAAATTGATTCTTCCTGACATACTCAGTAAAGAAGTCAGAATCCCAGATAAGCGGAGTAAGTCCGGCTCTCGCCGGAGTAACGTTCATGTCTGCCAAGACTATGTTCCTAGGTCACGAGTTGATGAAAACTCGCTTTCTCTCGGTTCGGTGCAGTGGTATTCATATGGCCATGCCAAAAAGGCCCGCCGTTCCACGCCACGAACTCACCGCCGAGATGGTCCGGCGCGCTTTGGACTACGACCCGGTGACCGGGTTGCTGTCCTGGCGACACCGCGACGACGTGTTGCCGCGTGTAAACAAACGCCTTGCTGGCAAGCCGGCGGGCTGCCCTGATGGTCAGTACGGCTACCTGTCGGTAAGGCTCCATGATTGTCCGTATCAGGCGCATCGCCTGATCTGGCTGCACGTCACGGGAGAGTGGCCCGCCGATATCCTCGACCACGTTGACGGAAATCCGTTGAACAACGTCTGGAGCAATCTGCGGCCAGCCACGCGAGCGGAGAACAACCGAAACCGACGGACACGCCGAGAGGATGGACGCCTGAAAGGCACACTTCCAGCCTCCAGGGGGCGTTGGAGGGCCGTGATCATGCTGGGCCGTGAGAACCATAACCTTGGCACCTTCAGCACCCAGGAGGAGGCACACGCGACCTACATCGAGGCCGCGAAACGTCTTCATGGGGGCTTCGCTCGGTTCGATTGATGGGGACGTGGGCGGACGCCCGGATAAAGCCCGGCGACGGCTCAACGCCCGATCAGTCCCCCGGCGACGGGGTCACACCGCTTAATCGGACCCGGTGGGGGTCCAACGCCCGAACTCGTCCCGGCGACGGACTGCCTTTGCTTCCGCGATAGCGCGCCCGATTGTGCCCGGCGACGGCGGCGGTTGCTCCGGCTCGACCACGTCATCGCTGACAGTGGCCAGGATCAGTTTAGCATCGGCGAGGGAAGCAACGATAGTGGCCCGCTTTTCCGCCTCACTCTCGGGCATCCTGCGCTGGAGGCGCGCGGCGAACATAATAGCCGTCATGATTGCGAGGTCGGTCATCTGATCCGGCCCGGTGGCCCAAAACAGAGAAAAACGTCATAGAGGAAGTAAATCAGGAACACGATCACGATGACGGCGACGATGATACGCAGCACCCGCATCACAAGATCCCCGGCCCAGCCGAGCCAACCCAGCACGATCGGCAGGATGAGCATGGCGATGGCCACGAGACCGCACACCACCACCAGCCACACCAGAAACCCCACGAACCAACCGACCGAGAAGCAGGACATCGTCATTGCTCCTGTTGCGTTGTGCCGAGCGCCGCCGCGCCGCCGCCCGCCATCAGGCCGGCGAGGCCATAGCGGCGGATTATGTTCATGGAATTAGTGTCGAAGACGACATAATTGTGACTGCCTTCCCCGGCGGACCTGGAACCTTGATCTAAATACTTAATGCCGGGGATGCCCGCCTCTTGTAACGCCTGAGAAGCCATGGCAGCGGGATCTCCCGTCTTCGACGCCATCTCACGGTTGGTCTCCAGTTCAGCCATGTAGTCCTTGACCGACATCCGCATGTCGCGCGGTGGGTATGGCGTGTTGTTCAGGGCTTTGATGACATCCGGGTGTTGCTCGCTCAGTGGCTTGTCCCATTGCAGAAACCGCTCGGGATCGGCGGCGACGTTGACCTCATACATGTGGCCGGGAGGCTTGCCCGATAGCGGAGCGCCCTCTTTCAGAAGTTGATAGCCTTGCCTAAGGTTTGCCATTGTCTCAGGTGACCACCCCATACCCCCCTGTGCGTGATCAAGCATTTTCGCCATTGCGGCATTTCGATCACCACCAAAAGAAGACAGGTATTGTGAAGCGATTTCTTCAGGTGTTGCCGGTTGCGCCAGCGCATCCCGATAACTGCGCGCCACGCCCTCGTTCTCGGCGAGATACATCCCGTGGCCGTAAGCCTGCGCGCCCTCGCCGGTGCCGATCTTCGACAGGTCGAACGCGTCGAACCGGTGCGGACTGCCGTGATAGGCCTTAATCATGCCAACTCCGCCCGTGTCGAGGCCAAGCGCCGGGTTGTCCATGCGCGCAGCACCCTGGCTGGTCATCTGCCCGGTGCGTGGATCGATGAACTGTCCGACCGGCCCGGCGTAGGTCGTCGGTCGTGGCACGCCCGTCGATTGCAGTGTCTCCGTCCCCACCGGGTTGTCCGAGCGCCAGACCTGGGCGGGATCGTCGGGCGGGAAGAGGTCGTTGCGCGCCGTGTCCAGGTTCTGATTCTGGAACCCCGCCATCAGCCGATTGAACCAGCCGGACACTACCGCCGCCGCTCCGGTCGTTTCAGTATATCATCAATACTCATTGGTCCAACGTAACCATTGGTGCCACGTGGCGCGCTGCTCCGTGCGTTGGCTAAAGAGGGAGGAAGGCCCGCAACGGGAGAAATCGGCTGACCCGCTGGATGCTCAGCTTCCCACTTTGTACGCTCTTCAGCCACTATCCTGGCTCTGTACGCCGCCGGATCGGTGCCGATTTCCTCATGCAGCCGCGCCGTGGAGTTCGAATCAATCATCCACTGGTAGGGGTGCGGTTTACTGTAAAGCTCGTTCCACAAGCGCGGATCTGCCTCCGTCCGCTTCTTGAAATACTCCGTCTCGCGATCGATGACCTCCTTCCCATGCTTGTCGAGCGCCATCATCTCAGACGTGTTCAGCCGCTCGTTCAGCACAACGCCCCGCACCCGCCTCGTATATCCCTCGGGGTCGCGCGCCGGGTCGATCGGCTCGGCGAAGGGCGGCGGCGTGGACTGTGGTGGCGGCTTCTTCGCCTCCTCGAGCTGCTTCGCCAGCGCGTCCCGCTCTGCCTCGGCGCGGCTCGCTCGCTCCACCCAGTTCTGCCGCCGCTGCCGTTCCTGCTCGTATGCCTTGCGCGGGACGTTGGGTTGGCCCGGCTCTGGTTCGCCAGGATCAACGTCGTCGTCTGGCTCCGTGGCTACCTTATCGGCCTTGACTGGTGGTGACGTGCTCTCAGGCTTACCCGCCGGGAGTTCTGGCGTGGCACGCTCTGGCGCTGCCTTTGATGGCTCCGACGCAGGCGTTTCGGCGGCCTCGGGCTGGGCGCCACTGCTTAGGAAGGCGTCAAGTTGGGATGGTGTCTCAGACACTTAGTTTCCACGCCTCCTGTTCTCGGGTATACTTCGGCCGCGCCGCCGACGATGACCCCTTCCGGGTCGCGAGACCCGGACCTCATTGAAGCTGGTAAGCCGTTCGCGGGACGTTCGGTTGTCCAGGATTGGTTCTCTCGGCGGCGCGCTCTCTACCTTTAGTCTGTTCATGCTGCCCCCGGCTGTTCCGGTGGCGCGAGCGCGTTGTGGCGCGCGATCAGCATGTCCCCGACACGCTGCACCGCGCTCTGCCGCAGATCGTCCGCGCGTGCCTCGTCCGCCGCCGCCTTGGCGTGCCTGCCTCTGACGTCGGCGATACCGAGCGCCGCCTGTATCTCCGGTGGAACCACTGTCCCCGGATCGCTCGGTGGGTCGGGCGGCGCG